TGTTGATATTACTGTTCCTGTTGGAAATGTCATTGTTCTGTCCTCTTGATATTTATTAGTTTACTTTATAACCAGTAGATTACCGCCTGCCATTACCTGTCTTGGCAGGCCCTTGAGTGAAATATCCACTATGCCATCTCTGGCTTGATTGTCTATGCCATACAGAGCAAAACTAGCACCAAACGATGAGGCAAAGTAGTCATCTACATAATAGCCTGAGGCCATATAACTACCACCTGCTGTCTTTGAAATTACAATGGGTATCAATAGGGTGCTGGTTGCTGAACTGCTCACATAGAGATCCACGGCATAGGCACTAGGTGCTCTAGGTGTTATAACCATTTCGGTAATTAGTGAAATGGGATTGTCTAGATTCAATATTCTCAATGAACTACTACCACTCAGTGTTGTAGTGTCCAGATCTCTATAGGTATATTCCACAGTTTCTTTGTCTGTGGTAATTCTCATTTGTTTAAGTTCAGTGCCAGTGCATTCTGCAGTGACATAGACAAAGCGGCCATAGAAAGCGGCAATTTGACTGTCACCATTTTGTATGACATATTCTGTTTCTTCACCTGCAAACTCACCAGTATCACTAACATAGATTCTATATGATAGGCTACCTGTGAACTCACTGCTGATTGCAATATTGAAATAGGCAATCTCACCTGTGTCAATCTTGTCGCTGGTCCAACGAATAGGTAAGAAGGTGTTTACATAAGAATTGAATGCAGTCCACTTGGTGCTTTTAAGACTACCCCAACGACCCTGACCCTTGGCTTTAATTGTGCCACTAATTGGATCCAAGATACCTTGGCTGTAGGGAATGAATCCTGTTACCGGTAGAAATGTAAATTGTGTGGTTAGTGCGGCTGCGCCTGTCTTAGTTGCCATATTTCATCCTTAGTAAACTGTGTCGCCATTTTCAGGGCCGCTCAATCTGATCCAATTGGCTGCAAGTGTTGTAAGAGTAACTCTATAGGGAGTTCCACCTAAGTTCCAATGAGTTGGATTATCAGGCAATACCAACTTGTCTAGTGCCACACCGGTAATGGCTTCATTTAGATTGCGTTTATAACCTGCGGTATATGAATTGTAGTCTGCTAGAGTAACTGTGGCTAGTGGATTGACACTACCAGAAATAAATCCATCTACTTCTACTTTATAATTTGGGCTTGCACCTGAAGTAGAAAAATCTGTAAGTTTAGCGGCCTGTGTGCTTAACACTCCAACATCTTTAATGGCTAATAAAAATTCTACATAGGTAGGAGTGCTGGCAGTTGAAAGATTAGTATTGCCTGCTCCCCAATATGGATACACTGAATTAATCACTGATCCACCGGTGTTAGGCCAATTACCATCTGGACCATAATACGATTGGAATAGTGTAGCTGAACTGTATCCTGTCTGTTGATACTTGCCGTCAAAGAGATTAGGATGTAATGGACCACGGAGATTGACCGAATAGAACTTTGCACTGATATAGGTTAGACTTGCTCTTGAGATTTCAATCTTTTCCCAAGCACCTAAACCAAAATATTTTGCCACTCCTGCCTGTGTGCCTGCAGCCGCTGTTGCATTATACAACCTACGCCAGACTGTGATATTATCAAAAGTATCATTCGGCGTAGTAAATGTCAATTTGTAATAACAACCTAATTTGATAGCAGTTACTACATTTGAAGTTTTTAGTGCATAGGCTTCCACCTGTTGAGAACTGGCAGCAACAATCTGTTTGCCACCAGAACTTAATGGAGAATTTATATCATACTGTTGAGCCTGACGCTTGATCCAAGATTTTGGTAAAGGTGTTGGAACTGCGGCAAATGGAGCATCTAGATCATTTAATGCTGTCTTGGTATTTAGAACGGTCCAATTGAATACTGTATTCATTAGGTTGGGATTGATCTTAACTGCATCTATAGGAACACTGGCACTACACACTAGACTATTATCACTTTCTAATGTTGATGCACCACTGATGTAAGTGGCAGTTATGACCCATTGGTAGAAAGTGTTTAATCTAAATCCACCATCTGTGATTGTGTATAGGATAGTTCCTGTAACTGCATTTAAAGTTGCTTCAACTTCCATAGTTGTATAGGTAGGATCAGCTCCTGGTTGCACTTCACGGAAGCGAATCTTAAAACCCATAAACTTAGTGCCTTGTGGCTTGTTAAATTCCCAACGAAGAATATTTTTAGTATAGTCACTAGTCATTGCCTTGATACTAGGAACGATTTCACTACCTGGCTTAGGACCTGGAGGTGCCATATCTGTTGTCAGTATAGTCCAACCTACGGGTATGTCTAGGTAGTTGACTTTGGCATTGGCATAGGGACTTGTTCCATAGATGATAAAACCAGTATACTGTCCAACACCATTTGTTTCAACATTGCCATTTGCTGGTGCTAGGTATTTGGTAGCACTCTTACCATCTTTATAAAGCAGTTTGACTACAAAACTATAACTTTGATTGCCACTGTAACGAGCACCAAATGAACCTGCCAAATCAAATGTTATCTGATTGAAAGGGCTGTATCCAGCAATACCATCAAACAGTTTGTCTTCAAAATCATAATAGGTGTCTGTGGAATATTTGTAATAGATTCGCACACCAGCAATTAGGTTGTTGGGAGTTTGATTAACAGTATCAACCAACTGTGTCATACGCACTGAGACTTTTCTAACGGCCAATGGAAGTCCACTACTGGTTTGTGGAATGATGGCAAAGTCATAGATAAAATCATTATAGCGTGGATTGGGATCTACCTGTCCTGCAGGAACAGTCCAACCATCTGTGACTGTCTGAACACTGACAACTGCGGCAATGCCAGTTAGACTAGGATTAAGTTCACCAGTATTTTGTCTGAATACAATCTGTCCTTGGACTACACGATTACTGGCTCTTCCATCACTGGCATAACTTCTTACATAGAAATCAAACAGGCCAAAGGTGCAGGTAAAACTAACAGGGATATCACCACCACTGCCTGGCAATGTTGTTACACGGATTTCTTGCCACGGTGAGTAGGCATTCAGTCTCCAGTAGAATATTGAATAACTGTAAAGTCCATCACTAGGCTGTGTAAACACCAAACTATATGAATAGGTGTTACCTGTTATCAGTGTGGCTCTACTGGATTTCAGTGTTAGATAAGCACTAAAAGGAATTGGTGGAACCACAGGCACTGGTGTTGGAGGTGCAGGCGGTGTAGGTGTTATTGGATTAGGTGTATCCGGTGGCACATAGACAGCAGGTGGCACATATGGAGGTGGTGGAATCTGCGGAGGTAAGTTTGGTGGTATTACAGGAGGAAAAGGTGCACTTCTTGGTGGCACAAGTCCTAATGGATCACCTCTATTCTCACTTGATGGATAATAGATATCACTGCCTTTTGGCACATAAACTGGATCTACAGTATCTTCTTCATTGTAGCGACTGTGTGGGTAAATGTCATCTGGATTTTTAACCAATCCAAGATCCACAGTCATATTATCGTTGATTTTTACTGATACTACACGCCAAGGAACAATTAGACTTCCTGTGTTGAAGTTTAGAATATTACCTTCAACACGAATGTTGTCACCTGGCTCTAATTCTAGCCCTTCACTTGAAACTGTTAGGCTAAGTGTTTCTTGTCTGCGTGATTTTAAGAATAACAGTCGAGCCATATCTTTGGCAATGGCATAGTTTGTGATTGTTGGGAATGTGGCACTACCTGGATTTTCACGCCCACCATCTTGTGTGATGTATGTCTGACGATCTGATTCGCTTTCAGGATAGATAACTTCTTGATTGGCCCATTTCTGATCTGGATCAACATAAGTCACGCTGTATGAAGTGTATTTGCTAGTCTTATCAATACCAGTATAGGTTATATTTCCAACAACATCACAGACATTACCTGTGAATTGATTCTTAAGATAAGGTTTGGTAGTGGCAGTCATAACCACATTGGCTACACCACTTAGGATATCAAACTCATTACCAGCATCTTCAATGCGTAGTTTGTATTTGCCTTGAACATACGGCATATATGCCCTAAATCCCATTAAAAGTGTCTTAACATTGGCAAATATAGTCTGTCCAGTATTCAATACATAATTACAGGTTAGGATAGGACCAGCAAAACTCTGTCCTGTAACATAAGTCACAGTGGTGTTACACTTGTTCGCACTCTTGACCCACGATGTCCAGTCAATGTCATCATTGGCAAGCCCTTTACCATAGCGTGGATTGCGTAGATAGTCTAGCAATATCTCTGCAGGATTAGTTGAATAACGCACTGGTGCTGACTCATAAGCATAGGTGCTGGCATTGCTATCTAGTGCGGCAATACGACGACCCAATAATGATATTTGAACTTTGGGTATGCCACCACCAAATGGATTGTTATCACTATCTGCTTGAGTCTTAACTTCTTTCCATTCATATCGAACTGCCAATGTTGCCAATCCATTAAAATTCATTTGATTGGTAAAACTAGGAGACTCAGCAAAAATGTTAGTCTTCCAATAGGCACCAACAGGGCTGGCTGCAGGATTGGCATAGTAAACACCTGGATTCCACATCATACGCACACGACCATTATAACGATCGGCATTGACATCTACAATTTGTCCAGCATTGAGATTGGCAGTCAATCCAACTGGTAATTGCCAGTCATCTATAAACACTTCACGAAGTCCTTCAACTACACCTTCTGAAAACACATAGACAACATATAAAAATTTATTGTTGGTTGAACCTGTTTCTGCAAAGGTAGTTACACCTGCCAGTTTACGATAACCATAGACAACGGGAATTTGTTCATCACTACCTTCACGAGGTATTAAGACACCTTGTTGTTCTCTAGCCGCGGAGGCAGCACTTGGCATATCGGGCATTCCACCCAATAGTCCCATAAAAGGTTGTGCAATGAAATTGACAACTGAGGCAACTACATTGACAACTGCCTTGACTACAGATGAAACTACATTGACAACTGCCTTGACAACTGAACTGACTGCATTGCCAATGGCCTTAAAGACTTTACTCATTGATTAACTCCTTGTTCATCCATACACCTGGCTTGAAGTCAAAGTGTTCATAGAGTTTTTGTGTGCGTTCAGGATTGATACCAATGTCACCACCTGTGATGTTACTGGCTTTGATGGTTTTTGCCCACTCCTCAAATTTCACCATTAATTGTCGGAAATTATCCATATTCTTGTGTGAATCCAGCATATAAATGAAGGCAATATTGGCATCTATAATTTCACTATTCCAAGGGCATTCACTGGCATAGCCTGCAACAAATCCAACTACTCGACTGCCTTCATAGGCATTGAACCAACAATGGTCCCACTTGGTGGCAAAGTTTTTGATTGTCTTCATTACTGAATTCTCATCATACTCATCTCTAATGCGTGGAAGGCTTTCAATGGCTTCATCACGATAGTATTCAAAGCATATGATAGTGCTGTCAAATTCAGAGGGTTGCATTTTTCTAATGATCATCTTACAAGCGTCCCCATTTGAATTCTGTTTGTCCTACCCAACCTGCTTTGTCAAAACACATATCGCTTTTAACTCCTTGATAGAACCAATTGCTCCAATTATTACTTTTTCTTCCTGCTGTTCTTTCAAAGTCTGCAAACAGACTAGAACAGTCAATGGTAATCTGACAGCTCTTTTCACTTTCAACAATGGCAAAATTATAGATGATGCCATCAAACATTAGAATTGGTGAAGCGGCTAATTGTAAGTCGCTGCCACCACCTGATCCAAAATTTAAGAATGCTTTATAGATGCACACACGCTTGCCTTCAATCTCATTGTTCATAAGATAACTGGCATAGGTGGTATTGACTCCGCTTAGATATATTGAGAACTTACCAACCTTGACATCAAAGTCTTCTGATAAACTACTGAAGCCAATAAAATCTCCCTGTGCTTGATAGGTATTAGATCCTGCAGTAGGAGCGGTTGCTGTATCAAATGATAAATCAGCACCACCACTACATAGATATAGAGGAATGCTGGTGCCTGAGGAATTCTTTAGATGTAGTTCAACGCAGTCTATGGCAATGGTATGATCGCGATAGTATTCATCACGATTGGCTGTAGAGGAAAAGTCCTTCATTTACCAAACTTCCCTCATTGCCACTGACATTGATGTAATGCCACCAATGCCTGTTGAAAACTCCTGCACATCTTCTGAACAAATGGCAGTGAATGGCACGGCTGTGATTGTTAAATCAGTTGAACTGGGAACAGCGGCAACCAATGGGCAGGTAAAGTAAAGAGTGGCTGTGCCTCCTGCACTACTGGTGCAAGGTGCCACGCACATATAGACCTTTGAATGATTGTTAAACTTAAAATAATCACCTGCTGCCAATACTGTTTTTGTATTACCACAGTTGGTTAGTGAAACCTGTTTGGCACCAATGGCTGTTGCACCCGTTGTTCTTACAGTGGTTGAAGGTGGATTAGTTGATTTTGAATATGATATCTTTGGCAGTATAATTTCAAAACTAAATGTCTGTCCCAGTGTTTGTCCTAGGAATCCTGTGACTGTGCCTGCGTCAAGTGCAACTAATGAAGGATATTTTACTTCCCAGGTATAGTAACTTACACCAAGACTCACACGGCGCATCTTACCACTGAATGATGTAGATGTCTGTGCCGGTGTGTATGTCTTAAAGTTTACACTGGTGAAACTTGGGTATGTTGGGTATTGACTTCCTGTAATGTCAGCCATTATAGATTACTCCTTTGTCCTTTCTCTAACATAGCGTCAGAAATAATTTGTTGGATAACACCTTTGCGGCTTGATAACAATTGATCAAATCCCTGTGTGTCGTTTGCCACGATAGTAAAATTTATATTCGTTGGTGAACCGCCGCCTAGATCCTGGTTGCGTGTAATATTGCCTGTGGTATTAGGAGTGAATAGTTCTGGACCATTCTCACCAACTAGGTATGGTGTGCCACCCATAACCGGTCCGCCTAGTGCTCTTCCACTATACTGTTGATTCTTAATTGCTGCCACATTGGCAAAGCCTGCGGCTACAATGGTTGCGGCTGCGGCAAATCCCAGTGCTGGTCCAATAAATGGTATTGCACTCATTGCGGCAAATGCCTGTGTGGCTGCTTGGTAAGTTGATATGATAGTCTGTGCAATAGCCACTGCCTTCTGTGCTTCAAAGGCTTTCTTGTTGTTCTTGCCTGCTTGTTCTAAGAAGCCACCTAACATTGCCAATCCACCTTGGATGCCAACAATACCACCCTGCACTACCATTTGGCTCTGTTGCATTGTGGTTTTGGCCACATTAAGAATGGTAGCATCTGTAACACCAGCCATCTTCAATTGTGTTTCAAATGCTGACAAACGAATTTCATTCATCTTCTGTTGGTGTTCATATTCCAACTTCTGTAACATCTGATTCTTTTGATCCGTTGCCATTACTTCTGAATTTTCCAATGCGGCTTTTTCAGTTAGGTAATCTTGTTGTGCTTTTAGTGCTGGATCTAGACGCCCCATTGCACCAGTGGCTGTGGTAATTTGATCCGCTTTAGTCTGTGGCAATGCTGATCCAGTAGCCAAGGCTCTTTGCTGTTCTAATGCCACTGCTTCTTTCAGTGCTTGATTATTTGCCACATTGGCACGAACTGCCTTTTCCATTTCAGAGGTGAATAGACTACCATATTTTAGTCTTTCTTTTTCAACGGCAATTGTCTGCTCACGCAGGTCTAAGTCTTTAATACCTAATGCTGTGATTTCTATTTGACTAGATTTTAATTCATTGGTATAATCATTCATTGCCTTTGTCTGTATATTCTGTTGGATCAGAGTTGACAAAGTATTCTTGTTAGCATCATAGGTTTCTTTGCTTACTGACAAACGATAGGATTCAAGTTGTCCAGCAATTTGACGCTGTCCTGCATCCTTGATGCCTTCTACATAGATAGCACTTTCAAGTTCTAGGATCTTTTGTTTTGTTTTTAGACTTTCTTCAATAAGCAATTTCTTGCGTGTTTCGATGGCAAGTTCTCTTTCCAATGCCGCTGGTATTGCTTCACCAGTCTTTTTATATTTCTCACGCTCTTTGGCAACGGCTTTTTCTACTTCAAGTCCAATGTTTCTAATGCCAGTTTGCTGTGCTTCAAGAACATTTTGTGCTTTGAGTTGATCGATAGTCTGTCTTAGATTTTTGTCTAGGTCCAGAGCCTGTTGATTGCGTTGATGATTTATTACTAGGCCCTTTTTAGCCTCTTCAGTTAATTGTGTTTGACTCTTAACTGCTTTTTCTGTGTCCTTACCAAAGACACCTGCTTGTTGTGCGGCATATCCAATGGCAGCACCTAGGGCGGCAGCACCTAATACTGCGGCACCACCTGTCAATACTGCCATTGCTGTGGCAGCAGGTATTAGAGGAATTAGTAATGCGGCTGTGGCTACTGCAATACCACCAATGGCTCCGATAACTATGCCAATGTTTTTACTCATCAAGTCAAGAACTTTAACAAAGGCATCACTGATGCCAAATACATTGTCAAAGTTTTTAACGGCTACTGTTAGTGCAGTATTGAGATTTTCAAATGCCTGTGGAATTGTTCTAATAGTTTTGCCATAGTCTTGCGTAATCATATCAGCGTCGACTAGAGCCTTGCCCAGCATCTCAGCACTTAGGCGTCCATCGCTTGCCATTGAAATCAATTCAGTTCTTGTTAATCCAGTCTGTTTTTCCAAGACTTTCATCAAGTAACCGTTGGTTTCCATAATGGTGCGGAATTCATCACCATTTAGTGTGCCTTTCTGCATTGCCTGTGCAAACTGATAGAGAGCTGCGGCAGCACCAGCACCTGATGCACCCGATATCTGTAGAGTCTTGTTGAAGTTTTCTGTTATTCTAGCCAATGATTCATTGCTAGAACCTGCGAAGGTGCTTGACTGTGCTAGTTTAGAGAATAGGTCAACTGTGCCTGCTAGACTACTGCCAGTGGCTTGTGCAGTATTAGCCAATAGGCCAAATGTCTTGTTGGCATTTTCAACACTACCAGTGGCAAAGATTAACTTATTAGTCATCTCCTGTGCTGCCACAGTTATGTCGTAGAGTTGTTTAGTGATACTACCACCAATGGCTATGCCAGCGATAGCACCTAAGGCTGATTGCAACCCACCAAGGCTTCTAGTGACTGTAGATGCGGATCGTTGAATACCACCTAAGGCATTTTCAATCTGCGTTATACTTCGTAACGCACCACTGGCGTCACCATCAATTTTAATAACAGCCACTATCTGCTCCTTTTATTCGCCTGCTTCTTCATTTCCTCTG